CTACTTGTACAGGCCCATGCGGTCATTTATCACCATTACACGGAGCATGTCCTCCGATAGGTTCAGCGCGTCGGCCTCGGCGGTCGCGGCGTTCCCGTCCTTCAGGGCCCCGGCCGTGACAAGCTTCTGCACGGTTACCTTTGCGTACTCGGGAACCTCGTCAATAGTGTTGTAGCGTGTTGCCATATCTTCATCCTCACTTTCCTTAATGTCCGTCTGGACATAGTCTTTATAGGCTGCGTTGCAGTCCACGCTCCCGCTTATGCCGTCAATGCTGCCGGCGCTTGTATACTGCCAGATGCCGCAGGAACGCGGCGGATTGTCCGGATCCGGCGAATTTGGATACTGCGCATACCAGAGGTCGAAGCGCTCCATGAGCGAGCTGTCGAAATACCGGTTGAGAAAATCGGGGTTTGAATAGTTCATCACCCAATGTCCCGTTGCTTCGATGGCCCCGCAGAACGCCGTGACTATCTCGGTCGCCAGCTCTTTTGTCACGGTTACTCCGTTCTTCTGCGCCCAGCTTACGGAGTCATACTCAAAGTCGAAGCATATCGGATAGTCAAGCTTATACGGCGCAATAGCAGAGAGACAATACTCGGCTTCTTTGGCTGCCCACTCCGGCGTGTAGGCGTAGCTGAACCAATATACGCCGCAGGGAATACCGAGTCGGTTGCATTCGGAAATATTGCGTTCATACTGTGGGTCGATGTGGCCCTGGCCTAAGCCTGCCTGGATTATCGCAAAATCAATTCCCGAGGCTTTGACCGTCTCCCAGTCGATTTCTCCCTGAAATTTTGAGACGTCGACGCCCTTTTTATAGCTCATTATGTATTCTCCTTTGCTGCCTCTGCCATGGCCTGTGCCATAGCCTCGACTGTGAGGCCGCCCGCCTCGACGAGCTCGCCGACGTCATTCATGCTACCCTTGCCGGCATCGAACATCTCACAAGCCTCAGAATAATACTCCTTGATGAACTCGGCCCACTCGATCTCCGCCGCTCTGCCGCTCACGTGGTCAAGCGCGTCATATTCAGCTTTAAGCGCCGCGAAGTCAACGTCGGGCAGCGAGTCTCCTGTGTTCCCGGCCTGAGCCTGTCCAGCCTTAACGTCAGCACGGAACTTATCGAACGCAACGTCGACCGGACAGTTCTGCAGATATGACACCGTGAAGATTTCCCAAGCATGATCTGTATAAAACATGATAATACCTCCATTTTATTAGCCGCCCTCAGGACGGCTTATTTGCTGTTTTTTTCGAAGTCGGCAAGGATCGCCTGTTCTATCGCTCTCTGCTTAGACTCAATTTCCTCAAAATCCCGCATAGCTCCATCGAGTTCGCCGTTGGGCGGCGGTTTGACAACTCCTTTATATATCCAAAAGAATAGCCGCCCTTCTGCATGGCGGCGTTCGGATTCCGCCATTATACGCGCTTTGCGCTGTTCATCCCGCTCCTGGGCTTTAGTCTCTTCAGCAGCGGCGCGTTTGTCAAAATAGCGCTCAATAAAATGGAGCGCTGCGCCGTTGATCAAAAGTGCAATAAATCCTGAGATCACGGTCTGAATAACAAAGTCACGCATCGTCGAATTTTCCCTCCCTTGCGGTATAATAACGAGTCAGATGCCGCCCGAAGATATAGTCGAATAGTTTAAACATCAGTCTTTCCATCGCCGCACCTCACGCTGTCAGCGTCGCCGTGAAGGCTGCCACGTCAATCCCCGCTGCCGTGAGTTCCATTGTCAGCGTCGCCGCCAGGTCGCTCGTCAGCGCCTTACCGTAGTCAATTGTCGGCAGCACCGCCGTATCCGTCTCCCTCGCTATCCAAGCCTTGAGCAGAGCGTAGTAGACGCGGTTAGCCAGCCCCCAGTTGTAGGCCGCCGTATGTATCGCCCTGATCTGCGCGGCCGTGTACGCCGCCAGAGCCTCTCCGGAGGCCGCGTACATGACGGTCGCCGCTCCCGCGTTAACCTGTCCCAGCGCCGCGCTGAGGCTCAGCTGATCCAGTTCGGACAGCGTGAATAACTTGTTCTCCACGGTCACGCCCGCCATGATTGCTGCCGAACATTTGCCCTCAATTCTGCCCAGCGCCGCCGCCCGTAGCTCGTCAATTGTCGGCGCGGCTGCCTCCGGCTCATTGGTCAGCGTCAGTATGTTGTCCTCATACGTCTGCCGAGAATAGCCTCCGCAGTCCTGCTCCGCGAGCAAAACAGCGTTTCCGTCCTCGTCGGCGTCCTGATAGAGCCAGACCGTGCCGGTGACCGGCAGCGTCAAACCCTCGATGCCGGTAAACACAGCAGTCTCAGACGTCGGCGCATACCACGTGCAGGGATATTTTTTATCGTCGATCTGAATAAACATATTTGCCTCCTATTTTTTCCACGCATGCCAAAAGAACGTTGCGTTTACAAATGGTGCGGATGCGAAGTTTGTCAGAGAAAACCCGTCCGATGTTGATGTCAATGTGCCGCCCAAAGCATATACCTGTATTCCACCGGACACAGTGTCAATGCTGATTTTATTAGTTCCGTCGTTATATTGATAAGCCACTCGAGTAGTACCGTCGAATGTATAGGCAGCCTGCGTATCACAGGTAACGATTACTCCGTCCGGGGCAAATCCCACGCCGGATACGCTTAGAGTCGTTTGGTTTCCGGATGTTGTAACCGTGCCCGTTTTTATTTTGCTGCCGACCGCTCCGCCCAAAAAACACTCAGCCATTTAAGCCACCGTCCTTCCGGCGGCATTTGGCATATTGCCAAAGATTACGGAGGTGTTGCCCCCCCCGACTTTAGCGTACTAAATTTAATCATATTGTATAATCCTCCTTATGTTACTTTTAAAATCAAGTAACCGCCGTAATAGTTCATCGTTTTATGTACGGTCAGTGTCGTCCCCGACAATGTGATTAAGGCTGAATCTCCAACTATGGTGGTAAGGGCACCTTTGTCAATTTTTCCTGCATAATAATCATTTGACTGAGACGTATTACTTATTTCGCAGAAAACCAAATATTTATCAGTCGCGCTTATGGTTACGGTCGTAGCATTTCCGTCTCCGCCGCAGATACCTCCCGCGAAATAAGCATAGGTAGGATTACTGGCACCTGCTCCGACATAGGCTTCGCTCATGATCTCACCACCTCATACTGTATCGGTATCACGACAGCCGGTATCGCCGAGGCATAGAACGTAATTGTACCCGCCGCCGTCTGCGGCTTGACCGCGTAGCCGGTAATCAGCCCCCACGCCGTATTGATAAGTGCCGCTGCGCTGGCGTCCGTACCCGTCACTCGGTCGATATGCGGCGTGTCAGTCGCGAGTATATCGGCGTCGGAGAGCACGTAGCTGTACGGGGCCGCGCTGCCCGTCCAGCTCGCCACGGCCAGAGTCGCGGTCTTGCTCAGCCTTTTCACGGGATTTTGCAACTGATAATACGTCCCGTCCCAGACTAGATCAGCAATAAGCGGCACCTGCGCCGCCTTGACCGCCGCGCCGTTATAATATACAGCTCCGGCACCCTGTGCGTTACAGTTTACCGTGATCGCGTCGACGGTGTTCTGAGCGCTAAACGCCACGGTCAGCGGGCCGCCAATCGTGCGTACATAGCCGCTCAAAACAGCGACTTTTGCCGCCGTAGCCGCCGCGGTGGCGCATGTAGCGCACCCGCCGCCCTCAAGTGCCAGTGCCGCCGCCGGGGACAGATATCCCGGTATCGGAGGCCCAGACCCCAGCACCATAAACGCACCGGCTGACAACGCACCTCCAGACATGATCGGGTTCAGGCACTCAAAGCTTGTTGAACTCTGGCTATACCGGAATTTGGCATCCAGCGGAATCCTGTACGCACTGTAAATGGAGCTCGCGAGTATCGTCACCTGTATGGCGGTTTGTCCGTTTATTGCCAGGGATATCGGCGACGCCGTATTAAGATTCTGAAAAATGATCTCAATTTCATAGCCGTCGACCAGGGTAAAGTTGGCGCACGTTACAATTTTGGCTGCGGTTGCCGCCGCAGTCGAGCATGTACCGGCCCACTGCCCAAGCGCCGCGTTTCCGTCCGCCGCTGTTTTCGTCGTCAGGACTCCGGAGGCTCCCGTAAACACCGGCAGATTAGCCGTCGCCCCGATGGCTCCTTCGTTTGTGATATTCCCGTGTACATGCGATATCGCCGCATAAACCGAGTCAAATACCGACTTCAGCAAGATTCCGACCGCCCCGAGCAGCGTCTTTTTATGGGTCCCCGTCGCCGTGTCATAGGTCGCGATGTAGTCGCTGGTGTCAGGGTTTGCGTCCTCCGCCAGGTTATTCGTCGCATCCTGTTTTGCCGTCCATACGGTTTTTTGTGCTGCTGTGACATGAATGTCGGAATTGTCGGTGTGTGTCTCGAAGTCCTCCAGACTAACATAGACAAGGGAACTGCTTATGGTTGCCGTTACATTGGACATGCCCGAGGTAATCACACCTAAATTGACGGGAGATGTAAATACGCTCTCCGACCCGGCCGGAATAGATATTTCCCCGGTTCCCGCTCCCGCCCAGCCGTATAGAATCTCTCCAATGTCGGGATCTGTTGCAAAGAGTCCGATTTCCGCCCAGTTGAATCCGACTGCAAGTCCCGAGTTATCAAGTGCAGAGCAGACCGTTGTCATAGCGCCGCTGGCGATGATTTTTGATATTGAGAGGCTCATTTTCTGGCTGATTAGCTCATCCAGCCCGGAAGGATCAGAGCAGGTCCCGCTTCCGACTGCAATTCTTGTAAAGTTAAGAGCATGTCCGGCCTTTGCTTTTGCTTCCAGTGCCAGTCCTTTCGTAGTCAGCGTCATGCTGGTAAATCCATTTGACATTATTTCATCTCCTTAGGCCGTCTGGGTTACGTTAATTACGGGCGCTAAAAGCACGACCCCTGCAACATACGAGTTTACTTTTGCTGTGGCGGCTATAATTATCACTTCATCCAGGACGCTGCGGGCGTTTTTGACGCTTGCGACAGCGTTTTCAACCTCGCTTACCTGGCTGTCCGAGTTTGGGAACTCGTTGACCAGCACCCGGAAGTGAAACGGATCTCCGGAATACTCAAACCATTCCTCCACGGTTGCGGATCCGAAAACGATCTTAGCGGTTTTCTCTACGGCCGCCTTCGTGCCCTTGATGGCGTTTATTTCCCCCGTGTTTGCAAGCAGCGCCCTCCGTACCGGCAGCTCGAACGACTGCTTATAATACGGTGTGCGCTGCTCAATGGCCAATATATCCGTAATCGCTGAGGGCTGATTTCCGAGGCTGGCTAAAACAAGAACTTTGCTTATTTCACCGACGACAAGCGTATTCATAGCGTCAAGCGCCGCACATGTGGCCTGTATATTGTTGTCTTCCGCAAAGTTCGGAGGCAGCAGTTCGGCGAGTCCGACGTTGTAGATTGTTCTGCTCATTCAAGGCCTCCATATGTAACTGATACCGCACTGACAACAGCGACGGATCCGGAGGAAACGGCTGTATATGCAGGCGACGTTATGACGGCTCTGTCGGCTCCTGCCGCCTTAATTCTTGACGTCAGTTCATCGGGATTAATCGCCCGGCCGAGCTTGCTCTGTGTCCATGTGTTAAAGTCCGCGACAGCGGCAGTTACAGCCGTCTGAATTGTAGATGCATTGGCCGAATCATCCGCGCTGATATAGTACGTTACCCACGTATTAATCCCTCTCTGCTTTGCCTCATGAAGAGCATCCAGCCTGACAGGCGGCGAATCCGTATTCGGTTCTGCGGTTCTGCTCATGTTATAGCCGCATGATACGGTCACGCCAAACCAGTCTTTATTGTCCAAAAGGTCAAAGTCTCTGAGGCAGTCGCGCCCGCTCTTAGTAAGTATCTGGACATGGTTCCCGCTCTCTTTGAGAAGCTTGATGATTTCCCGAGTCTCGCTGCTGTCGTAGCCACGAGGATATGGGTCACAGCTGAAACAGAGGTGAATGAGCTTTTCCCTGATGTGTGGCTGCTCCAGCTGCTCCTTTACGGCCTCGACAATCCCGTCGCGCGGCCTAACGTCGCTGTGAAACAGCTCACGGTCCCGATGGAGTACCTGAGGTGCAAAACAGTAATAGCAGCGGTGCGGGCATCCGGTGTATATGTTGAGAGCCAGATCGCCGTATTCCTTCGCGGCTCCAGAAGGCTGATAAATAGGATTTTTCATTTTTTCTCCTTCATGCCAATTCTCCATCTATCAAAATGATAAATGGCTCCGCGGAATCACAGTTCATTTTAAGCGCCTTGACTGCGGCATCTGCTTCATTTGGCTGATCCCGCTCAGCTACTTGCTTAGGTAGAGAGATGGCTTCCTCTTCAGAGCATTCGTCTGGTAGCTCTGAAAATTCTTCAATTCCAGAGACTTCCTTTACATAGTATCCAACTGCCTCAAGGGCGGAGGATGCGCCGATGAGCGCATAATAAGGATATTCGCTACCGTTAAATTCGTAGAATTTCATTATTTATATCTCCCTTCGGTGGTATAATTTTTGAGGTGATGATATGAGAATTGAGAAAATCGAAGTTATAGATAAGTGGAACGAGCTAAGAAAAATGCTGCTTGAATTTGATTATCGGATCTGGCAGATACCGTATTTTGTTTACGGCACTGATGAATTACATGCGCTTTTCAAGTCCGATGATGCCGTTATCGAAGTTGTTACGCACAATCGCGAGGTGGCTGACGCAATTAAGGACTATCCAAATTATTAGTTGTCTCTTTACTCGGATGTCCTTTGCATCCGGTCTGATAATCAAAATTGTCACAGCCTTCTGCCGGTAGCAGCTTCCAGCCTTTTTCAAGGCAGTTATTCAGATAGGCGCGGGCTTCTGCATCGGATATATGGCGCCCGGTTTTCCCATCTGTGAGTATTCCCTCAAGGGAGCCTGGTTTCGAAAAATTACGTAGCAAGCCTTCTATGCTCGCGCTGATATGAATCATCATTTCTCAGTGGCCTCCTTAACCTCAGAATCAAGTATTTTCATAATAGCGGGGTCATAATCTTCATCCTCGTAGTCGCACCCATTTAGCGCCTCAGAAAGCATTGACGCTGCGAACTTTTTGTCTTTGCAAATACGCTCATAAACTGTCATTTCTCAGTACTCCTTTGACTCCCAGTAGATCACTGGTTTTCCATGTGCCTCCGCATACTCGATCTCGCTGCGGGTGCTGTCTCCGATATAGCCGCCTACGTTAAGGACAAGCACCCGATCAGCAAGGTCTATTTTTCTTTTATGGAGCTCGTCCAGCATCGCCTTTTTCCCATCCGTATAGATTTCCGGATGATCCACATGCCCGAAAAGGCCAACTGAGAGAACGATTTTTCCCTCAAGGGTCAGTTTTTCCTGGACTTTTATAAACTCTTCCTTAAATCGGGTACTGCCACAAAGGCAGACAATTTCGGGCCGCGGAGCCTTCTCGGGCTGATTGTTTTCTCCCCAGTGACCATGCTTTTTTAAGACATCGATGATCTCGTTTATGTACGATTCATCTGCATTGACTACGATATATTCGTTGTATGGCGCTTTACCGTCTTTTTCTCTGCCGGCTGCAATATCGGTGAGGTCGTTGTCTAACATAGCGAGCTTGAAATACGAAGGCACATATTTTACGAGGTCTTCAATTTTTATTACGATGAACTTTTTCAAGCCCCCGCACTTTAAATAATGCTCAAACATTTAACTATGCCCCTTTCATTGGTAGCAAAAATATGTCCAGCCGAGATACTTATCGTGATAGGCTCTGTAAATCCCGCTTCCCTGTGGTGTGTTGGATTGAAATACGACTTTCGGGTTATTAAGCACCCGCTCGCCCTCAAGCAATCTGACGGCCAGCTCGACGCAGCGCCAGCTCGGGCGGAGGTTGCGGAAGTGAGCGCTGCCAGAGCCGTAATACTGGCCCGGTTGAAAGATTACGTCCTTGATGGTGTCCGGGAAGTCTGGATTTGTCACTCGGTTCAGCACGACCTCGCCGACTGCCATCTTCCATTCGTCGCTGAGCCAGTCGGATCCGGCCTCGGCATAAATGATTTTTGATAAGTAGTAGAGATCCTCCCAGTTGATTTTTGAATATGTAAGCCCGCTCCGGTCGATCTTTGCATTTCGGGCAGCTTCGATGGCCTGTCCGGTTTCGGCGTCACCGTTGACGGCCGCAGCCTCAAGATAATACAGGTAGTTGGTGTCCGGTTCGTCGGCCCGCGCGGATCCGGCAATGCAAATGATAATGCTGAGCAAAAATGCAGCTGCTAATATAACAGCTATTAATCGTTTTCGTTTAATTCTCATTCCCTCCTCAGTACTTCGTGACGTCAATGCCGTATTCCTTCAGCAGGACGTCCGCGAGCTGGCCGAGGCCGACGCGGCCCTCGTTAATGCTTTGCGCAAGCTCGGCCAGCTCTCCATATACTCGCTGTATCGTCTCTTCGTCGGCCTGCTCCTTGTCATACAGGACCGTAAGCCACTGTATAGCGCTGTTGCGGTACCCGTCCTCAAATCCCTCTTTATACGCCCGCTCCACTTCCGCCATAGTTGCGGGTTGGCGCCGGGGATTTATTTTTTTCGGCGGCATTATGTTTCACCTCTCTGGCAGGCCGGGCAGGTATCCTCCCATTCGCCGTCTTTGTTCTTTTCACTCAGCCATCCGGCGTCCTTTTTTGCCTGAACCGCGTCGGCAAAATGAAACTCCCCCGGCAGCTCTTCACCGCAGATATCGCATGTGGGGAAAAATAGACCGCTATAACGTTCAATTGACATGTCCGTGCCCTCTTATAAATGGATTGAAGCGCGGATCCGTATATATGTCGACTTCTTTCCCGTCCTCGAAAAAATCAAAGAAGATGGAATTAAACCATTCAAAATAACCGATGAGCCGAACGGTTGTGATGTCTTCTTTCATGTAAACGGTCGCCAGCTCATATTCGCCGTTAATTTTGCAAAGTCTGTTTATTTCGCGCCGCTGAAGCTCTTGTCCTTTATCCGGGTGTGTAAATTTGGCAATTACAGTTCCCATGATTATTTTCCTCCCAGCTTTCTTAATGTATAGGATTCTTTGAATCTGTGAATTTCGCCATATCGATCTTTTACCTCAAACTCGACGGTAATAAATCGATGTTCGGGATGAACATATACGACTTTCGCTTTCATGGACTTTTTGGGGGCCTTGCCGTTTGCTAAGTTTTCCGCGCTTGTGAAGGTTTCCGGAACGAGCATAAGCTCATCACCAATATGTATTTCTTTCATTATTTCTCCCGCTCATTTGAAGAATGATACCGGCTTCCCGATATATTTGCAGTACATCAACTCCAGACGTGCTCCCGGGCTGTCCTTGCAGTCCTGAATAAAATAGACCATATCAGCGCTGTCGATCATTGCGAAGCAGATACGCATACAGTCGCTTAAAGGCAGGCCGTCCGGGATAACCGCGGGGCTGAGCGGTATATGCCCACTTTGTTTGATGATCCCGGCATATCGCTCGAATTTTTCTCTGTAATTCGGGTCGCCGGTGATTTTTCCAGCTATGTAAACTTTCATTCCGAGCCGCCCTCCTAACATAAAAGGCTGTCGTACTGCAATGCCTCAACCAAATCTGATCTCGGCGTTAATCTGTCAAACGAGCATGGGCTTGCATCCAGTAGCCATTCGTGCGAGCAATAATTGAGCCTGCTGTCGTCGCTTATAGCGCTGGCGTAGGTTTCCATCTCTCGCGCCATCCCGTATTTCATGAGCTTTTCCCATTTTTCCGGGTAATGCTTTCGGAGAATCTCGATGTTGTTTCCCTCGAAGGCCAGCCCCGTGCCGCAGACGTAGCAGCCGTTGCGGGTGAATAGCTTGTTGCCGTCTTCATCCGTCAGGTCGTAAAGCGGAGCATATGGGCAGTTGCGAGAGTGAATATATTCCCAGACATCATCATCCGTCCATATCGACAACGGCTGTGAATAGAGATATCCATCGGATTTATATAAAAATCCGTTGTCCAGAAACGTAAATGTCCGGCGCCGTGACTCGCTGGCCATCAGGCCACGGAACAGAGTGTCACACCCGAGCTCGCGTTGGAGCTTTTCAGAGGGCTGCTCCTTGATGAAGATGCAGCAGGAATGGGATATTCGAAGGTCCGGGTATTTCTCCAGCATGTCATAATATTTCTTGTTACCCTCAGACTTTTCATTGCTGTATTTGAGAAAGACGTTGATGTTGATGCGCGGAGCGTCGAGCTTCGTCGCGTCCTTGCCGAGTATCGGGAATCCATACTGTTCGGCGATAAACCAGAAGCTGACCGGCGTTCCGGCTTCCCAGACAAGCTTGCGGCGGCGGAAGTCCTCCCACATTTCGGGCGTGACCGCGTCATTGAGTTTATCCGTAGACTTCAAGCGCCCGTTTTTCTTTAGGTACCGGGCGACATCTCCGCTCTCCTCGATCAGTGCCCAGACTTCCTTTTGCGCCTCATATTTCAGCCGCGGCACTTTGAGCCGGGCGAGCTTCGTTTCATAGAAGTTGTCTCCGCCCCACTCTTTGCCGAGCTTGCGGGCAAATCTGAGGCTTTCCGGGTATTCGACGCCGGTGTTTCCGAATATCACGATCATATTGGCCGCTTCCTCGGGGCAAGCCTCACGGATCAAGTCCCATAGTGCCGTGCTGTCCTTGCCACCTGAGAATGCGAGTGCAACCTTTTTGCCCTCCGCGGCCATGGCAAATGTTTTGCGTATTATAAAAATTGCGACATTGATTTTATTTAGCAACGGAAGCGCCTGCATCTTCTGCATCTGCGCGTATGTATAAACGCTCTTTTTCTTGCTCATAGAATCACCTTCTAAAATAGAGACATTTGAACATTACAATCATCCTGCTTAACATATCCAGGGTATCGGGATAACATCTCATCAACTTTTTTGAGAAAGGTCTGCCAATTATCGAAACATGAATAATCAGTTGTGGCATATCCGTGTCCGCCTGTGTTGGTCGATTCGTCAATATGCAAAAGATAAGCAATTCCGTCCCAAATGTCTTTTGCCAATTCTGTGTCAATGATGTCTCCCATAAATAAGATTTTATTGCCGCCGCGCTTACCCTCAAGTTCAAACTCCTCGCGGCTATCGAGTTTTAGTTTTGCGGCTTCAAACGCTGACTGCGTAAAAAAGTCTTGCGCTTTCAAGCGTTTTTCACCTCGCAATCCGTCAGCATATCAAATAGCGTCGGCTGCTCTATCTTCGCGTCCTCGGCTTCGAGGTAATTGACCGCGTCACGGTAATAATCAGTGTTAAGCTCTATCGTGTATCCGCGCCGTCCGAGCCGCATTGCAATCAGAGCTACGGTACCGAGGCCGCCGAAAGGATCCAAAACGAGATCGCCGGGGTTTGATTTTAGTCTGATGATTCTCTCCACAATATCCAGCTGTAACGGGCAGACATGGAGCGTTTGCCGCTTTTGGCTCTGACTTGTGTTGAGTGTCCGCATGCGGTTGATATCGTCCCAGACGTCCTCTCGCCCCCCCGCAGAAGGTGGTACCGTCATAAATGTCTTGCTTATGCAGTCATGCTTTGCAAGTTCCTCCGACAACTGAACATGACCGTTATAGTCATAAATGACCGAGTCGCAGAAATCTTTGAATCTGGTTTGAATACCACCCTGCGTAAAAGCTGCCAGCTCGCTGCCGTGAAGGAGCCGGTCCCCGGACGATTTCCAGAATGCGTGTGCGTCGAGTTGCCATTGAGCGAGGGAATATTCGCTTTTTGACTTTATGACCGGTTCATCAGCGTAGGCCGTCGAGGTATCGCTCGGAAGTTTACGAAACAGCAGAATATATTCGGGGCAGCCGACGCCCATCTTTGAGGCGTCTTTGCATTGTTCCGTATATCCGAGGCGGTAGGTCTGATTATTTTCGCGAACAACGTCTGTCACGACTGTAATCATGCCCTGATATTCGAACCCGTGTTTTATGTAGTGTTCAATGCAGTAAACGTGGAAAGGCTCGATTGTTGGCATTCCGGTGCCTGTGACATTTCCGAAGAGCACGCGGTCCTTGACGTGAATGGCGGCAACCCTGCCGGGCTTAAGTACCCGGAGGAGCTCCGGCGTGAGAAAATCCATCTGGTCAAAAAACCGCTGCGTGTTGGAGTTGTGTCCGAAGTCGTTATAGCTGGCCGTATATTCATAATGGTTGCTGAACGGGATTGAGGTATGTACCAGGCCTACGCTGTCGGAAGGCATCCGAGCTACTTCATCGACGCAGTCATTATTCACGGCCGTGAACCGTTCTGTTCTGACTTCCACTCTTTTCACTCCTATGCTCCGGGCAATCTTCTCAAATTGTGCCCTGCCCGAGAGCCCGTATTTTTTTACTATCTTCTGCATCTGCGCTTGAAGCTTGTTGTGCTGTTTCCATTTTTCCATCAGGACCTTGTAAATCTGTTCCTCCGCCTCGGTGTAAATGATGTCGATGATAACCTGATCCGTCTGTAAGAAGCGGTATATGCGGTGTATTGCCTGGATGAAATCATTAAACTCATAATCTATTCCGACAAAAATAGCCCTGTGACAGTGCTTCTGAAAATTGCAGCCTGATCCTGAGAGACTTTTCTTTGTTGCAAACAGCCGTGTCCGTCCTTCCGAAAAATCTATAACGCGCTTTTCGCGTTCGTCGTAATCCATAGAACCGTATATTTCTACTGCTTCGGGCATTTGATGCTTGATTTCGTGCCGCTCCGCTTCGAGGTCATGCCAGAGTATAAAATGCGCGTTCGGATCGTTGTCGACAATCTCCCTGGCTTTGGTTACTCGGGCCGCTATGCTGCCGCTCTTTTCCTTGGAGGCTTCGGAGAGAGACACCGCCGCGTCGTTCATCATTTTGTACTGTCCGTCCCGGTCTATAGCCTTACCGTAATCATCCGGGATAACGTGTGTCCGCACATCCAGTGGCGGCAGAACATAGCCGGTATCGTCATAGCCGAGGTCGGAGGGGAGGCTTACAAACAGCGCCCAGCTCGACATCCAGAGCCAGAATTCATTTTCCTTGTGTGGATAGAGCGTCAGGTTGTTGGCCTTGGTGCTGTCGCGCTGAAAGAAACGCGTGAGGGCCTGTCCGGTATCCATCACTTCCAGGTACCCAGCGTAATGAATAAGTTCCTTGTATCGGTTCGGGCTCGGCGTCGCCGTGGCGACAAGCTTAAACGGTACGCCCTTAAAGAGATCCATAAACGTCTGAAAGGTCTTGCTGCCATAGGAGCGGAGAACCGAGGCTTCATCGAGGCATGTTGCGGTAAAATAATGCGGATCGATATCCCCGTCGCGGACCCGCTCATAGTTCGTCATGAGAATATCGCCGGCTGCGGCTTCAACCTCTTCCATGGTTCGCACGTACTGCGGCGGGTCGATATGCAGGAGTTCGACGGCATCATGTGTGAATTCCTGCCGGACTCCCAGCGGGAGGACGATAAGAGCCTTGCCGCCTTCGTGCTTAATGACCTGATAGCAATATTCGAGTTCCTGCGCTGTCTTACCGAGTCCGAAGCTTTCAAACAGAGCACGTCGACCGCCTTTAATGGCCCAAACCACCGCGTCCCGCTCATGAGGCTTGTCTTGCAGGGCCTGATGGATCTCTGCCGGGTTAATATCAAAACCGGTGTCAGCTGCTATCTCAATTTTGGAACGTAGAAAATCGTAGTAGCTCATTTTCTGCAGAGCCTCCAATCCTCACCCGTTCCATATACCGCCGCATAAAAGCGATCACCTTCCGGCGTTCCGGCACTGGCCGCATATTCCCGGGCCGGTGTTTCTATCTGTATCCAGAATTGTGATATTTCGTAGTTCATTCCTTCAAGCGCTTTGTCCCGCTCATAGGCCCGCTCCACTTCGACCATTTCACGGCGGCCCTGTTCGCTGTCAATACCGGATTTATAAAGGTTCCTGACCTTGATGTAAAATGTCTGTGCCGCGGAGGTCAGACCTTCGGGCAGCTCTTCGCTGTGATATGCCAGCCCCTTCAGGTACTTCGCGGGCGGGGCTACAAGAATCGTGCGCGGGTATTCAATGTATTCAAATTCGTCCATTTCAGACCTCTTCGATGTCGATACCGTATTTGTCTCGGAGCATCTTCTTTTTTATAAGGTAGGTTTTTGTCCTCGTTGCCTCAGACTTTACGTCCTCAACGACAAGCTCCCCGCTGCGGTGATATGTGAAATCCGCTTTATAGATGATCGGCTTTATTCGCTTCCCATCCGTGGTCTTGAATCCTTCCTGCAGTGTGAAATTAACCTGCAGCTTTAAATCCGAGACAGTCCCGGCCCTAAGCATGAGCATGAGTTCGTCGTATCTCCGGGCCTCTTTGGCGCTGTCAAAGGTTATGCCGCGCGAATCGGTCGGCGTGTTGTGATATTTCGGCTCCGCTTTTACGATCGGCGCTGACGCTGGTTTCTGCTGCGCGATCATTTTCTGCAGCGCCTGCCGCTGCATTTCCGGCGGCAAAAACCTAATGTCAATCCCCATGGGCTACTCAAGCATCAGAGGCAGGCGCCCGCTCTCATACAGCTGATATAGCGTCGTGCCCTTGCCGTCCGTGAGGTAGGGCAAAAATACCTGATCAACCTGAATATCGGTGGATTCAACAAGCGCAACCTGGGCGAGCACCCAGTCCCTGATATTGCGCCATGCCGTGCGCTCAATCTGTTCCCGGTCAATTTTGAGTTTCTGTTTTTTAAACACCCGCTCCGTGCCCTCAAAACAGGCCGGCAGCAGAAAGCCGCGGAAGCCCTGAGCGGTCATCATAGCAAATGTAACTGCAATCGGTGTGCCGCCGTCATAGTCGATCACGACTTTGGAGGCTCCTGCCTTTGCCAGCGCGCTCTGGATCTCTCCGAGGCTTACGTAAGCGCTGACGGTCGAGGTATAGTTTTTAATTGCCATGCTCATCATCTCCGTCCTCGGCGCCGTCCCGCTCCTCTAGCTCCATCTGTTCAGCGTCGGCTTCGGGCGCCGGTTTTGCCTCCGGGCCTTTCATCTCCCACCATTCGATAGCAGTCAGCGAGCCCCAAATAGCCTGTTGTACCGGGGTTAGTATCGTGCTGTCAAATGCTTTGAGAAAAAGAGCACTGTCATCGTCTATGTATGCCAGGCTCTTTCCGGGTACCGCCCGCGGGTGCAGGTTGATTTCGAGAAGGTCGAGGCCTTCTCCCTTTATTCCGGAAAGACTTCCGTCCCGGGCAACAAATATGTACCAGTTAAAAATTTGCATTCCCGTATAGAGCGCGTCTATCTGTTCGCCTCTAATGAGGTTTTTGACATCGATCCTGAAGGTATCGTCGTGATAATATTGGATTTCATATTCCTTCTTATATCTGAAAACGCTATAGCAGCCTTTCTCCGGGACTTTGCCGAAGTACTCGGCGATCAGGCCGATGACTTTGCGGGGTATGATCTTGGTTTTCATGGTTGCAAGCCACTCATCGGTCAGGATCGTGACCGTCTCCTCGCTCTGACTGAACCGGATTTTAAAACCGCCATGGGACGCTGCGTCCGACATGGCATGCAAAAGGCTTTTTTCATTGATGATCGTTGTTCTCACCGTCCTTGCCAGTTGATTTAATTTGACATTTTCTTTCGTTTCCCTTATAATAAGGGTAATAATTGTTTCGTTATTGGCCCTTGCCGGAACCCCCATTCCGACAGGGGCACTTTTTATTGTTCAATTTCTTCCCAGCAGTCAAGCGTTTTCAGCGCTCCGGCCCCGAATTCTGCCTCTTCCATCGCATCCTCAAATGTCGGGCCGTATATGTCAGTTGTCGTGCCGTTGAGCCAATACGGGCGGTAACGATGGTTCATGAATTGCACCTCCTTCATGTTGAATTTGTCGGATGCCGTTAGGCCTGCTCTGCTGCCGTCGCTTTTTCCCGGGCCAATTTTGACTCCCTGTTTTTGTGAGACTGGGCAAAGAGTGCCTCAAGCGTCTGCCGTAGTGACATAGGGGAAGTTGCGCGGTATTTGGCATTGCTGTTTATCGCGCTGAGTGCCGAATGCTGGCGCGCGTAACTGGAATGTGATCTTTTTCTGTGGTTCACTGCACTACTCATTTTTTGATCTCCTTTTCTCAATATTCCGCGATCATGCCTAGTTCGCGGAGCTCGTCTATTGGTATGTGCCATTGCTGCCCATGTTTGTCCGATAAAAGCGCGTTTCCCATCACTGCGGTTAAGTAGATGCCATGGTCGTAGCAGGTAAGAAAATAACTGTGAGCTCTGGGTACCTTGAAAAAGTCTGTTTGCTTCATCTTCGGCAGCTCAGGGAAGTACCGCTCCGCCAGCTTGTACATGCTGGTCTTTGTCGCTCTTATGTACTCTGGCATAATCAGACCTCCTCGCTTTTCTTTACGATCTCGAAGTCCGGGCAGGCGCCTCCGCCATAGGTGGAGCAGCCGGTGAGCCCGCAGGCCTCGACCGCTTCGGTGAGATCAGGGTCGTTATCGTTGTCCGTTAAGAACTTGCTCGCGGGACCTCCGAATATCTTTTCGTGACCGTCGTATACCTCGATCTGAAAATCTTTCATCTGTATTTTTCAGTCCTCCTATGTGCGGCTTTTTGTGCTGTGACCATGCCGCCGAATATGATTTCATTGCAGGCTCTGTTTAGCTTTCGCCTCTCCCGCTCCTCCATGTGCCATTGCGTGTATGCGTCTCTTTCGGCTGGAGATGGACATTCGTTGTTGTTACAATGGCAGGTCGGCGTTCTAACGGTGCAGTCTTTGCATGGACTTGTCATACCGGATACCTCGGTGACAGCATTGCCAGCAGGTAAAGCACCGCGATAAATGCCACAAACGGCAGTCCCTCGATCATGCCGGTTAATGCGTTCCGCCGGCCACCTACTAGGGCAATAATCTCTGAGATTTTACGTTTCACGCCCTCACCTCTCGACGGATCTGGCAGCAAGATAATCAACGAGAAGCTTTTCGTAAATCTCAAAGTTCCGTGTTTCTTTGCCTTTTTCTTTGTCCTTGAACTTGATACAAATTGCAAAAGGATAGAGCCCCTGCTCAATACCCGCTCCAAGTCTCGTTTCGCTGGTCGGAATTCCGGCCGCACGGAAGCGGCAAACCGCCTCACTTATGTTGAGTACTGGAACGCACAGCTCCTCTTCATTTTTGCGTGGTTTAATCTCTCTTTCATTCATCCCTCTCCCTCCTTTCTTTTTTTGTTGTCACCTTCCTTGCCGACTGTGGTAATATATGGTCGAAGGGAGGCGTAGCTTTTTGAGTAAAAGTCTTTTGGAAACAATGCAAGAGCTCGATGAAAGCATGGATAACACTAAAAAATACCGCGAGAGAAAAGATAATGCGTTGTTTGAAACGGCTGAAGCTTTACGCCAGATGAATGCTAAAATGGATGAGGAAAAGGCCACTAGAATAAAGGCTGAATTCGACGCAAAGAAAGAGCGTAGGATAAATCACATTTTGACAATAGTTGCTGTCACCATCGGCCTGTTAACTTTAATAGCAACAGTGTTACTTGGCATATTAGGGTTGCTGCATTGATGGCCATAATAGCAATCCACGCTTTTCTGGTGTTTTTGTCCATCTCCTTCTCTCCTTTCCTACTTATTCACTGCCGCTTACTGTGCCGGATTTGCGGCATTTTCAGAGATAATCTCCTCCAATCTGCCTTCTCTTAAGTATTTGGTTGTCTTATTTTGTCGCAAGTGGTAATATGTGTTTGCAGAAAACGCCGAGCCAAGCCCATAAAGGGAAGGTGTAACGACTGGACACGGGGCAGCTCTCGGGTAACGAGCTGAAGGCACAGTCTGAACTGCACGGTGACGTGCAGAACCGCACAGAAATGGCGCGGTCGCGCTTTACGGAGCGTAGTAACAAATAGGAGTAACGAGGCAGAACATAGTATGACAATGGCAGGAAGCGCTTTAGCTAAGTCGACAGGTGTTATCAGTTCCCTCGGCATCTGTGCTGAACGTGCACCGGCGATGCTCGGCAATAACGCGCTCAAACTAGCAAGAATAGCTCAAAACTCTAGCAGAATTTATCCTCAGGGGGTGATCGCCCCACTATGCGGTGACGCGTGGTTAAAAACTCCGTAAATTCGGCGAATATCTGCTTACCGTCTGTGTGCCCTCGCAGACGGTAATTTTATTTACCGCATTATGTCCTCTATTGTTTTGCCGTAATGCTCGGCTACTTTTGCGGCATGTTCCAAAATCGGTATTTTCCCTTCGCGCCAGTTTTGTACAGTCGTAGCATGGACGCCTAATGTTTTAGCCAGTCGGTAGTTTGTTTCACGGTTCTCGGTCTGTAAGCGCATTAGGTTTTTAGAAAAACTCAAAATTTCATCTCCTCTCTATTGACATAATTAGGGTGTTGTGATAGTCTAATATAGTAGATTAAAGGTTAATAAATTCTGCCATCGTACTGCAAATACGAGGGCTGTCTTATGTGCTATTGTCTATCACCATCTAATAACATAATCTAATATAGTCTAATATAGTCGAATTGTCAAGCGGCATTATTAGATTATACTAGATTATTTGGGGAGCAATTTTTATGCAGTTTTCACAGATATTAAAAAAATTGATGGATGAACGAGGTTTAACTAATTATCAATTAGCAAAAGAACTAGATATTCATCCGACCACTGTTGCAAATTGGCTAGATAATCGCGAGCCTAGAAAGAAAACTTTACTTTTACTCTCCAATTATTTTGGAGTTTCAGTTGAATACCTTTTAGGAGTGCAAAAAGAAAAGCCCGCCACCTTTTCAGATGACGAGCTTAAAGAAATTAATTCAATTTTTAACGAGCTTTCGCCTGATAATCGTTCCAAATTGCTTGAATTGGCACACCTTTATATAACCTCTCAGCACAGTAATGAAGATAAGTAATAAAGTTTTTTCTGCTCTTGAGAGTGGGCACTGATTTATCTTCGAGCAGTTGCCGGGCTTCGACAGTCATAATGATGCCGTGAGATTCTTTCTTCATTTATTTCATCTCCGTTTTTCAATTAGCTGTCGGCAGTATCATAATTATACATCACTTTACAAATTAGGAAAACCAAAAGAAAAATAGATAATTTTGTCGATATTGCCGAAATGCCGTCACCGTGGCGGTATACTGATATCAGGGTGGTGCTATACAATTGCCGCAAAACAATAATTGGAGGCGGCAATATGACAAATAAGTATAAAACCACGATACGCTTCGAGGATGAAGTCTACGACAAAATTAAAGAAATCGCGGAAAAGGAAAATAGGTCAATAAACAATCTCGTAGAGACCTGGATAAAGCGAGATATTGCAGCTTACGAAAAAGAGCAAGGAAGTTGCAGATAAAAAGCGGACTTGTAATTATATAGTTAACCGCAAAAGCGGTAAGTATATGAAAGAGGGCTTTTAATATGAGCGACATTTTGGATGAGTTTAAGGGTGTCAATGGTCAAATTGATCTATACCAGGACAAAATAATTATTAAGCGTAAGGGTGCCCTTGCAAAAATGTCTCAGGGCTTTTTTAAAGGTGAAAAAACAATTTATATCAAGCAAATTACCGGGATTCAGCTAAAACTAGGCGGGGCCTTAACCAATGGCTATTTTCAATTTACGGTACCCGGCGGCATTGAGAGCAAAACTGGAATTTTCGATGCCACAAAAGATGAAAATTCGGTAATGTTTACCTTCAAACAAAATTCCGCTGCTAAGGCTTTAAAGGAAAAGATTGAGCGGTTTATGGCAGCTGTTTCTGAGGGCGCATCTGCTTCCTTCAGTACTGCCGACGAAATTTCTAAATATAACGAGTTACTTAGAAATGGCGTTATTACGCAAGACGAATTCGATGCAAAAAAGAAGCAACTCTTGAGAATATAAAATGAAAAAATTCACCCTCAATTATGAGGGTGAAAATATAGGCGGTGATGGTGTGAAGTGCAGACTGTGTAAGCGCGAAATTACCGAGGGTTCAACTTTCTGCAACTGGTGCGGTAAAAAGCAGACTTCCGAGCCGCGGAAATATCGTAAGCGTCCAAACGGCGCTGGAACTGTGTACAAGCTCACAGGTCGCCGCTCGCGTCCATGGGCGGCCGCAAAATGTGGAATTATTATTGGCTATTACGAGACACGCGCTGACGGCCTGGAGGCGCTTGAGAAGCTTGCCGGTAAGGATATCACCGAATATTTTAATATGACTTTTGACGAGGTCTATGAGTCGTGGAAAGCGGAGCACTTCCGTGAGATTTCGCCAAAAGGTGTTGAAGGCTATGAAGAGGCTTATGACCATTTTGAGGCAATTCATGATGTAAAGTTTCGCTCTTTAAAAACCGTTGATTATCAGAAAGAGGTCGACAAGAGGATCGAGGCTGGGAAGTCCCGCTCCAGCACCGAGAAGGACCGACAGCTCATAGGCCAGATGTGCAAGTGGGCCATGAGAGAGGAAATCATAACCGTCAATTACGCCCAGTTCATAAAGCTTCAGGACGAACATAGAAAAGAAAAAGAGATTTTCACAAAATCTGAAATCGCGCTCTTTGAGAAAGCGGCCGAAAGCGACGACACGGCGAAGCTCATCTGTATGCTCCTCTCTACCGGGATGAGGATTGGCGAGTTGTTTGCCCTGCCGGTTGCCGACGTTCATGACAAATATGTCGTCGGCGGCGAAAAGACAGAAGCCGGCAAAAACCGAACCATACCGATCAGAGAAGAAGGGCGTAAATATTTTCAATATTTTCTTTCCCGGGCCGGTGATGGACTACTCATTGACGGATATTCCGGAAATAAAAAACCTGAGAATTTTAGAAAGCGTGAGTATTATGATCTGCTTGAACATCTCAATATAGCAAAAAAGACTCCTCACGCGACCCGGCATACTTACGCCACCCGCGCTGTAGATGAAGGAGTCTCACCCGAAGTCTTACAAAAAGTTCTTGGGCACTCAAAATATGAGGTCACCGTCGAATGCTATTATCATACCAATGCTGAAAAGCTGGTTAAAGCCGTTGATGATAGTTCTAAAAAGGCAAAAAGAAAGCCGAGGCAAAAAGCAAAGAGCGCCCATAAAGGCAGCTCTACCGAAGTACTTATAAGCTGA